GGTCATCACTACCATCAGTTCTTGGCTGAAGGAATATAGGTATAGACTTGAATCCATACACAATCATGTTCATGAATAAATCCGAGGCGTCACCTCCTGTCTTAGAGATAATACCACAACGAGTATTAGCTGTGAAAGAAGCCTCCTTAGTAAGTATGCATGATGATTGTGAGGTAGCTCCCTCTCTTCGTTTCTTAACCCTTATGACTCCTAAAATAGTATCGTCTTTTGAAACCTCATTGTAGAATAGAAACCATTTTCTATCAGCATCCCTGAACTCAGGCTCAACGCCAGACTCCAATATCCAATAGTTTAAATAAAAGTAATGGTCTCCTGTGATGTAAGTAGCAAAGCCATTGTTCATAAACCAATATCCATCTCTACATCTTTCAAACTCTCTTTTGATAAAGTTTATTTGCTCCTCATTGTATTGAGCATTACCATCCTCATCTACCTCTAGGTCATAGAATGAATCAGGTATATCAGTTCTTCTAAATCTTTGTTTCTTTTCAGGGAGTTCACTACCATCAATGTCCTTTAGGTAAGGTGCGTTAGGATAGTTACATTCTATTCCGTATATCTCTGTGATTGGCATAACGCAAAGATAGCCAATTATTAATAATACAATATTTTTGTTTCGGTGGTTCGACTTGAACGAACACACTCCTTAAAATTAAGGGCTCTACCAATTTGAGCTACACCGAATCCGTGGTTAGTAATTTACGGCCTTAGAATGGTAAATCATCATTTGATACATCTGTAGCAGCATTAATGTTAACATCATTAGATGCCTTTGGTTGAGTTGGTTTTAACTCTCCATTAGGAGTCCATGTGTCAATGCTGATGCTGATGTCTTTACCAAACTTGTCAGGCTTCCCAATGTTGATGTTTAGTTTAACATACTTCTTACCATTGTAGTCTTGAACGTACTGATTAATAATCTCAGGATTAACTGATACCTGTAACCATGTATCGTTTTTCTTTTTACCGCTTCCGCAACGGATTTTTTCTTGCTTTTCCATAGCTGTTTTGTGTTTGTTTAAAATGAATAGATATTATCTAATTTTTTTTGTTCTCTTTTCTTCCTTTCATATTCTGAATGACAGAACTTACACATGGCTATCCTATCTTTACCCCATGTATTTTTTTTGCTAAAATATTCTAGCTTTCTTTCTACCTTACATTTAGTGCATTTTTTCATTGTACATCTTTCTTTTAGTTAAATGCCATGAGTTACATTCAGGGCAATGATATGCCCTTTCTTCTTTTCTATACTGCTTTGCTCTGTTCTTCTTGCAATAGTTAAGAACTTCCATAGCCTGTCTCTTTGAAAATTGTTGCTTATTACACTTTTCCATACTACATACTTCTTTGCTCTTGTTTAGAATAAGATAATGCTGTTCTAAGAATATCACATTGATAATGTAGCTCCTTCAGTAAATACTCGCACCATGTATCATAGAAAGATACATTAGCAATCTCTGCATTTAGTATTGCCTTCTTCTCTGTGGCATTGCCTTGATAGTTATCTACTATTTGTATCTTGGATACGGTATGCTTGTCTAATAGATATTGAAATCTTGCTACACATTCAGCAGCTAAATATTGTATATCTACGATACCATTTAACTTTGCTAAGACAGATTGTGGGTCTGTTAAATCTACCTTCATGGCAACAGCCTTCTTGACTGATTCCATCATAACCTTTGTGTCCTCAAACTTTTTTTGCAACTCAGGCTCTTTGAATAGTTTCTCCATATCTTTTTGTTTTAGGGTCTTGAATAATTCTGTATTGTACTCTCCATCTATACAATGTCTTTTCTGAAATACCTAGCAGCTCGCTAGCCTCCTTAAATGTGTGTGTTCTGTTTAGTGCCTTGATTGAATAATCTTTGTAATAATAATCAAGTTTTAGTGTTTCTTCCATTCTCTGTGTTTATGTGCCTTATAGCATACTCTCGGTTTAGCTCCTTAACGAATAGCCTATCTTTATTTGCTGAGGCTCTTCTTAATATGTTTTCGCTTATTCCTAGTTTAGCTGAGGCTTTTTTTACTGATTCAAATTCTATTCTCTTTTCTCTTCGCTCCTTAACATCTTGTATTGTCATGTCGTAAAGAGCGATACCAAATTTAATTGTCTGCATATCGCAAAATTACTACATTGCCTTATTAAAAAGGTATTTCTTGAATGTTATTTTTTATTTCTTCTTCCGTTTCTGGTATGTACTTTAGCTTAGGCTCTTCTCTTCCTAACCTCTTGATTGGCAACCATCCATACTCATCAGTAAACTCAATTCCGCCCTTCATTACAAGCCTAATCATCTGCCCTCTTGGGGTAGTGTTACCACCTGTATCCTTGTTGCGCATTTTGTTTACATATATCTCGGTTATCATCCATGTATGAGGGTCTTGAATGTTTCTATTCATAGTCAAGAATATGTCAGCCTTATTATAAAGAACTGCACCACCATCAGCATCGGCAGGGAATGGTATTAGCTGATTGCCATCCTTATCCCTTTCTCTTTGTGACTGACTTCTTGTATGTAGGGATACGAAAACGGATATGTTTGTTCTCTTGGTAAACAAGAGCATATCAGTATACATCTCCATGTCGTTGTCATACTTAGAGTTGCCTCTAACCTTTAGGGCATTTATAGGGTCAATAAACAATCCCTTGATAGAATGAAACTTAGATACCTTTTCAGCATATCTTAAAATGTCATCATATGAGTGCATGGTATCGTTATTGATAAAGAACATTCTTTCGTTTACCCATTTCAATGCCTCATGGAACTCAAATTCAGTACATTCCTTAATAGGCTTCCCTATGTAGTGCTCAATCATTCTCATCTTAACAGAGGCTGTTCTATTTTCTCCTGTATAAACCACCCATCCCCAATCATACTTAAATGAGGATAAGAATATCAGCCAAAAGGTTAAGGCTGTCTTGCCGGTATGAGCGTGAGAAAGCAAGGCGTAGAACTCTCCCTCTTTAAGTAGTAGATACTTATCCATATCATCATATCCAAACGGAAGACCCATTGGTATCATACCTGCCCTATACTTTCTAATGTATTCCTCATCAGACTGATTGCTTACCAAGAATGCCAACTCCTCATCAATCATACCCAATTCTTCGATGGCTGCTCTTTCGTAGGTAGCAAGCTCATTGATTGGCATGAACTGACCTGCCTTTACGCCATCCTCTACGGCTTGGAACTCGATTTCAGCTTCCTGAGGCCCAAACTTCTTCAATACCTCAAATTCTAAGACTCTTTTAGCTATAGACTCTTCGACAAGTCCTCCTGATACCCATCCTCCGACTAAATAAGAGGCTTTAATAACCGAATGGTGTCTTTGCCCTATCTCAGATTTTTGTATCATTTTTGAGGCTATATTCAGCTTAGAATAATCAGTACTAACGCCAGTCATTAGTACTCCCTCGTTGCGTACATTCTCTATAACCTCGAAGAAAACTTTACTATCATCATTTATATAAATGTCAGGGTCATAAGACATAAACAAAATCCTTGATGGGTTCCTTGCTGTTGGGTCAAACACAGGGTATCTCTTAAGCAAGGCGTTGTAATGTTGCTCGTGCTTATTACCATCGGCTATCTTTATTAGTCCGTGTACGCCTGTGCCTGAGGGAGAAGTCCACAAGGCATAAATGTATGGGTCTCTCTTGGCATCTTCCTTGAACTTAGGTATGTCATCAAGGTCATCAACATCAAATGGAATGAACTTAGAATGAATAGACAATGAGTTATCATTACGATAAGATTCGTAGACGCTACCATCTGCTCTTTTTTTAGTTATGGCTATGTCGAATCTACCTGAGAAAAGCACGGCAGGAAGTTCTAGCTTTAGCTTGCTGATTACCTCTTGGTCTTCCTCTTGTCTTATCCTTTCTATTTTCTCCTTAACCTTTCCTTCCTTGATTGCCTTAAGTACACTTGACATAGGTACATAATAAGGCTTTCCTATACTTGAGAATCTATCAAATATTGTTATCATTTTTTTGTTGCATTTGTTCGTAATAGGCTTTCATTTTTTCTTCTAGCTTTGCAACTCTATCTGCATAGGTTGAATCTACATCCATAACATCCTCTACTTTTTTAATAGCATGTATAACTGTGGTGTGGTCTCCCGTGCCTGTATACTCAGCTATATCTCTAAGTGGCAAGAATGTGTATCTTCTAAACAAATAACAGGCTGTATGTCTTGCCTCTGCATACTTAAACTTTCTAGTCCTTCTTGTAAAGTCTACTCCAAACTCTTCCATTACTATTTGAACTATCTTAGAAGGAGGTATTGTCTTTTTTGTTACCAATGCCTTTGTTGACTTGTAGTCAGCCTGTAATGCCTTTGCTAAGTCCTTAGCTGTCTTAGATAACTCATTTATTTCGTGTATAGTGCCAAGTAGCTCATCTACCATTTCCATACCTCTATCTTTTCTTGTTCTCATTTCAAAAATCTATTTAATTGTTCTTTGTATTTGTTATGTAATTCATTTAATTTATCTACATCAACTCCTTTGCTGAAGTATTTAGCATTATAGTTTGTCATCATATAGGCTTGTATCTCATCATTGATTACAGATGCAGTATAACAAAGACTTAATAAGTTATCTTCAAATATTAAATAATCTTGCCAATCAATAGATTTAGTTATCTCATCAGCTAATATCTTATACTCTCTATTTGTATAGTATAGGGCATGACATAGTTCATGTTTGAATGTTTGACCTTTGTCTGATTCAGTACCAATGATATATGCATCAGCAGGATTATCAGTAAGAAGTATTTGGTCTAATATATCTTGCATTGCTATGTCGTACGGAGATTCGCATTGCGCTCCTAATGTACAATTAAGTGCCACCTTGAATGGGATATTAAACCCACTCCAGTCTTTTGTGTAGGTAAATGAACCTCTCTTTTCTGAATACCATTTCATATAATCCCATATACTAAAGTCTTGTTCCTTGAATAGGTCGCTATCAGACTCATAGAACTCTTGTACCCTACAGAATAGCATAGCTCTATCGTAATCGTTAGGAACTATAACAGCGAAGATATTAGGCCTCACTTCCTTCAGGGTGTACTCTATTTTCATCTTGTTTAATTTTAAATGTTACTACTGCTGCGTCCTTGCTGCTATCTAATGATATTGATTCAATGATTAGGTCTTGGTATTTACCTCTAGGCCAAAAGTCTGCTAGGTTATCTCCAAGTGAAATGTAAGGGCCTCCTGATGGGTCTACCATTGTGGTATTGTTATTATCATCATAACTATATCTAAACCAACTGCCACCTGTCATCGTAACAGTATCTCCGATATGCTCAAAGATTATTTTGTCTCTGTATCTGTTTAGGTAGGTTACCTTGTTGTCTGCGCAATCCTTGCAATATATATCCTCAGTTAATCCTGTTGTTATAATTACCTTGCAATGATGGCAAAGGGTAGCTCCTGCTCCTCCATTGTATTTGTGTATTGGCTTTTTCATAGGTTATTTGTTTTGGTTATATAATCCATCATCTTCATCTGCTTTCATAATGTCTATGATGTGTTGTTTTGTGTTATAGGTTTGGTTGTAGTATTCTTCTGCTCCAATATATGGGCCTTCTAATCCATCGGTATAAGCATTACATATCTGCTCTTTTTCTTTTTCAAGTTTAGATTCAGCCATTTGAATATATTGGTCATAAACCCACATATCACTATCAGGCACTTTATTTTGAATATCTTTTAATTCATTAATTAATTCTTGCATTGCTGTTTTCATGTTATTTATATTTAATATTAATGCCAAAATTTAGCCAACTGATTTCTATAAGCCACCATCCTTTATATAAATTAATTGATGGTATTAAGGCAAAGAAATATCTATTTTTAAATACTGATATTTTCATTAGTCATTATTTTTTACCCAATAAGGTAGTGATATAACAGG